AAATTAGCAATTGGTACTAATGGCTATATTTTGCAGTCCAATGGTTCTGCTCCGACATGGGTATTAGCCTCTTCTGTAATCGGTGGTGCTGGCGGTTCAAACACCCAAGTTCAATACAATAGCTCTGGCTTATTGGCTGGTTCTGCTAACCTTACATTTAACGGCACAACACTTACTACAGCTAACGATGCCTCTATATCAGGTCTTACTGTTGGTAAGGGTGGTGGTAGTGTTAATAGTAATACTGCTGTTGGCGGTGGCGGTGCTTTAGCATTGAATACAACTGGTGCAAACAATGTAGCCGTTGGTTCTGGTGCTGGATACGCAAGTACTACAGCCAACAATAATATTTCTATAGGTACAAACTCTGGCTCAACTGCTAATACTGGTTCAAATGTAAGCGTTGGTGTTGGTGCAAACCAATCTAATACTGGTGGAAACAACACAGCTATTGGACATAATGCTTTAATATTTAATTCTACCGCATCTAATAACACCGCAGTAGGTTATCAAGCTGGTTACGCTAATACAACAGGAACTATTGATGCTTTTGGTTCTTCTGCATTAGGCGCAAATACAACTGGCACAAGAAATGCGGCATTTGGTATTTTTGCATTACAAAGTAATACAACTGGTGTAAGTAATACCTCAATGGGTCGTGCTTCATTAGCAACAAATACAACAGGTAATTACAATACTGCATTTGGTGACGCTGCTTTAAACGCAAACACCACCGCATCTTCATGCTCCGCAGTGGGTTTTCAGTCTGGTTATAACAATACTACTGGGATTAATAATAACTTCTTTGGTTATCAAGCTGGTTTTAGTAATACAGTAGGAAATGCAAATTCATTTTTTGGTCATGTGGCAGGATATTTCTCTACCGGGTCTAATAATGTGGGAATGGGTAGTCAAGCATTAGGAAACTCAGGAGCAGGTAACAGTAATACTGCTATAGGTGTTACAGCATTACAATTTACTACTGGCTCAAACAACACCGCTGTTGGTTATGGTTCTTTAGTTTCAAACACCACCGCATCTAACAACACAGCAGTAGGTTATCAAGCCGCATACGCAAATACCACAGGCGCAAACATAAATGCTTTTGGTTACAAAGCCTTAACTGCAAATACTACTGGCGGTCAAAACGATGCGTTTAGTTATAGTGCATTAGCTTCTAACACCACAGGCTCACAAAATGCGGCATTTGGTTTTACTTCTTTATTGCAAAACACCACAGGAAGCAACAATTCAGCTTTTGGTTATCAATCGCTTTACTCAAACACCACCGCTTCTAACAGCACTGCAGTAGGTTATCAAGCTGGGTATTCTGCTTCTGCTGGATGTTCAAATAATACATTTATTGGTTATCAAGCTGGTTATTCATCAATTACAAGTGGTTCTAATCAATTTTTTGGTTATTTAGCTGGTAGAGATGTTACTACTGGTTATTACCATACTATTATTGGTGCTTATAACGGCAATCAAGGCGGTCTAGACATCCGTACAGCAAATAACTACATTGTGTTATCTGATGGTCAGGGTAATCCTAGAGGTATTTTTGATGGTAGTGGTAATTTTGGAATTGGTACTACTAGTCCAGGAGTTAAATTAGATGTTACTGGCACAATAAGAGCAAGTCAATCTTTAGTTTTTGGCTCAAATGGAACTACAGGAGCAGGAAGTATTTATTCCGATTCAAATTGGGGATGTCTTATTACTGCTAAACAAACATCTCCAGCTTTAGCAGATTTTATGTGGCAAAGTGCTTCTTCTGTAGAGCGGATGCGTATTGACTCTAATGGTCAATTATTGATTGGAACTACATCAACTGGTTCTTCAATTCCAAATGGTTTTTGTTTTGGTGTACCTGGTGGTGCTTCCGCAATAAATATTGGTCACCCAAATGCTACTCCTAGCGGATATAACTATGTAACATTTGCCTATAATTCAAGTCAAATTGGTTCTATTACTCAAGCTGGCACAACTGGTGTTCTTTATAATGTAACTTCAGATTATCGTTTAAAAAATGATGTAACACCAATTCAAAATGCTTTAAATATTGTAGAAGCACTTAATCCAGTTAGTTTTACTTGGGTAGATGGCAGACCTGATGATGGTTTTATTGCTCACGAACTACAAGCCGTATTACCTAATTGCGTAACTGGCGAAAAAGATGCTGTAAACGAAGATGGAACACCTCATTACCAACAAATGGATAATAGCGGTGTGATTCCATTTTTGGTTAAAGCTATTCAAGAACTAAACGCTAAAGTAACTGCACTTGAAGCACAATTAGGAGCTAAATAATGTTTACATGGAATATAGTACAGATGGACAGACTTACTTCTGACGGCTTTGTAGTTACTGTTCATTACACAGTAAACGCAGTAGATGGTGAATTTACTGCTTCAACTTACGGCACAGTAGGCTACACACAAGAAGATAAAGCGTATATCCCTTACGCTGACTTGACTGAAGCTGAAGTCGTTGGCTGGGTACAAGAGTCACTTGGTAAAGATACAGTAGAGGCGAGTCTGACTGCACAGATTGAAGCACAAAAGAATTCTGTACAAGAAGCTGGATTACCTTGGGTTTCAGATACAACATTGCCAGCATAAGTTTTATAACCGCAGTACAACTAGGAGAATGAAATGAGCGAAAACACGAAAAAAACTCAAATCACCATCAATGATGTAAGTTACAACTTTGAAGATTTAACAGTAGAGCAACAAACGCTGTTTAATCATTGCGTAGACCTTGACCGCAAAATTGGCAGCGCAGCATTTAACCTTGACCAGCTCAATGTAGGCAAGAATGCCTTCATCAAGTTGCTAGAAGATTCACTAGCGGCCCCGGTTGAAAAAGCCGAAGTGGAAGTACTTCAATAAAAACCTTGGCGGCCTAACCCGCCGCCAACTTACATAAGAATGATAATGGACTTCCAGTCAATGATGAACTTTATCCTACCTACCGCCTGCACTGTGCTGGGCTGGTTTTGTAGGGAGCTTTGGACCGCGGTTCAAGAACTCAAGAATGACGTGGCCAAGCTGCGCGAAGAGCTTCCAACCCATTATGTCAGCAAAGATGACTTTAATGACAGATGGTATGAAGTTCTCAAATCGTTACACCGGATTGAGGACAAGCTAGACGGTAAGGCTGACAAATGAGAAAGCAGATCCACAAGTCTAAGACTATGTGGTTCTCTTTCGCTTTGGTTGTCTTTGGCGCGCTGATGGATAACTTCTCCAGCCTACAAAACGTCATTGATGAGAAATACTATGGTATCATTCTTGTTGCCATCGGCATCATTGTAGCAGCGCTGCGCTTTGTAACTACAGAAGGCGTAGACCAATAATGTTCCCACTATCGGCACTCACTTATGTTAAGTTGGCAGCAGGAGCTCTTATTTTACTTGGCAGCATTTGGTTTGGCTGGCATCTACGGGATGTGGACTTCCAGTCGTACAAAGCCAAACAGGCTATTGAGACACAAAAGCTCCAAGAAGCGCACCAAGCGTCCGCCGACAGAATAGAAAGTGAAAAGAATGCTCAAATCCGTGATATTAATACTAAGCTCGTTGATGCTATTAGCGAGCTGCGTAGCCGTCCCAGTCGCGCCCAAGCCACCGGCACTGGATCGTGTGGAACTGGGGCAACCCTTTATGCCGACGATGCAGAGTTTCTTGTCAGGGAAGCTGCCAGAGCAGACATTATCCGTACCGGCCTTGCAGCCTGCTACGACCAGTACGACGCGCTAAATAAATAATAAACCCCAATTTGCATTAATATATGCAGAGTAAGGAGCATGAATGAAAAAGCTATTAGTAGTACTGATGTGGGTAGTTGGCATATTTGCAGCGATCCACTTCACAGACAGGTACACCCAGATTGAAGAGAACATCATGGCCATCGCTAAATCCACACTAGACTTTATCACCAAGGAGGAAGGTGCCCGTAACAAGGCCTATAAGGACTCTAAGGGCCTATGGACCATCGGAGTTGGGCATCTCATCAAGTCCGACGAGCAGCACCTCATCACCGCGACCCTAACAGATGAACAGGTACAAGAGCTTCTGAGAAGCGATTTAAGGTGGTGTAGCGAGGCCGTAGAGAGATCGGTGAGGGTCAGCCTTACCCAGGGTCAATTCGACGCCCTGTACAGCCTATGCTTTAATATCGGTGAGACAAATTTTAAGAAATCCACAGTGGTCAAGAAGATCAACGAAAATGACCTACAGGGTGCAGCTGACGCCATACTGATGTGGAACAAACCAGATGTGCTTATAAATCGTAGAAAGCGCGAAAGAGCGCTATTCTTAGGGGCGTAAATAGCCTGTTTTTTGCATTAATATAAGTAGGACTACTCAACCAATCACTCAAGGAATTACCATGGACGGCTTTAAAACATTACCAAGATACAAAGCTGGTGGACTAGTCAAGACACCAGTAACCGGCGACAAAAAGGCTGCAGCACCATCTAAGGCCGTAGCAAAGCCAGCCTTTAAGGGCAGCGACGTAGCTAAAGAAAAAAGCAAGCCCGCAGGTCATAAAGACCCGTACATCAAGTCTAAAGAGTCAGGTAAAACCGCAGACTTTCCAAGCGCCGCTGTAAAGGGCCGTAAGGCAAAAGCTACTGGCACCGTGAGCAAATTCAAGTGTGGTGGTAAGATTGTTAAAAAAGCTGATGGTGGCATCATGGACGCTATTGGTGGTGTTGGTACACAGCTTAAGAACAACGTTATGGGAACACCAGAGCAGAATCGTATCGCTCAGGCCCAAATGGACAAAGTAAAGGCACGTAAAGCCGCTCAAGCTGCAGCTTTAATGCAAGGCCAAGGTGGTGCTAGTGCACTACAACAAGGTGCTCTAGCTGGTGGTTTAGGTGGTGCAGCACCAGCACCAGCACCAGCACCAGCACCAGCACCAGCAATGCAAGCTCCGGGCGGTGTAAGCCCAGCTGGCCCTGTACCTACCCAGAAAAAGGGCGGCAAAGTAAAAGGCAAGTGCTAATATGCCAATTAATTCAAAAGCCCAACAGGGCGCTATGTACGCCGCGGCCGCTGGCAAATCAACCCTTGGCATCCCTAAGAAGGTTGCCAAGGAGTTTATTAAGGCAGGGCCTGCGTCAAGCAAATTACCAAACAAAGTAACCAAGCGAGCAGCCGGAAGAGGGCGTTAATATGGCGTACAGTGGAACCACTGGAAATACAACAGTCAACGTTGATCAACTGATCTCCTTTGCGTTTCGTGACGCCGGTAAGACCGCTGAGGAGATGACCCCGGAGCTTATTGGTGCCGCCAAGCAGGCATTGTTTTACAATCTTCAAAACCTATCTAACCTCGGTGTTAATCTTTGGTTGTTGGAGAACATGCTCGTTGGCGCCGTAACGGCCCAGCAACAGTTAGTCCTACCTAAGACAGTGATTGATGTACGAGAATCAAACTGGGTCTACATTATCAACCAGGCAGCCTCTGAGTACTTGCCTATTAGTAATCCAGATTCACCTGCAGTATTTGATCAAAACCTGTCCTTGGTTTCTACCTCCACAGTTGGTGCTAACTATTTTGGTCTTCAGTACCAATCAGCACAGCCTGTCTACTACGTTGGGTTTAATGGCTACGCAGTAGGTACTGGCACAACAACATATAACTTTGCCTATGAGACCAGCGAAGATGGAATCACTTGGACAACAGTAAAGCAACTACCGACTACAACACTCTCAGATAAAGAGTGGGCCTACTTTAACATCACCACAACACCAACGCACCTTTACTACAGGCTGCGTGAAACGGTTGCACCTACGTTCTCTATACGTCAAATCGTATTCTCTACGAGCCAGCAAGTCATTCCACTCGCCCGTTTAAATCGCGATGACTACTGGAATCTCCCAAATAAACAGTTCCCTAGCCAGCGCTCATTGCAGTATTGGTTTGATAGGACCATTGAGCCCTCGATGTACATCTGGCCAGTGCCCAATAACTCGTTTCAAATGTTTCAG